GGAGATAGTAATAGTGTACCATTACCAAACTTTAATTCTTCAGATGATTTTATAAAGTTCCTATTCTCTAGATTAGAAAAAAATGGTGACAGAATAAAAAAACTTGGACTATGGAAATTTTATAGTTGTCATTTCCCAACAGATAAAACAATTTCTGAGGAAGAATTTGATAAAACGAAAAAAACTAATGAAAGTTTCAAAAAAATAAGAGAAGTATTAAATAAGGCTCTAACAGATGCTAAGGGAGTGGGTATTGATGTTGGTGACATTAACTTATTTTTAGATGGTCCTACACCACCAGCACAACAACAAGAAAGCGTATCTAATCAACCATTATGTCCACCACCAACAATTAATGCGTTCGTTCCATTCTCAGCTTACACTTCTGCACCTTCGCCACAGATTATCATAAACGGTACAAATCTTTATGGAAATACTCAGGTGTTTATTGGAAATCAACCTTGTAGTATAATTGAAAACACTGACACAAAACTTGTTTTCGTCCCAACCCAAAAAGTATCTGGTAAAATAAAAGTAGTTACTGAATACGGAGAAAAAGAAACAACAACACAGTTTCAGTTCTTTTTCAAAAATTAATTGAGTTTGTGATATATTTATAAGAAAGTTTTTATATGAATTTAACTTCTAAATTGAATGCTTATTTGGGTAAACAAGTAAGATATTCTGAACAAGAAAATGGTGATGGTACTAAGGAAGTGTGTGATCTGGATACAGGAGAATGTTATATTGTAAGAGAAAAAGATGGACTTATCGAAAGAGCAGGACATCAACAACTTGCAAACAGAAGAGTAAGAGTAGAAACACCAAGGGGTATAAAACAATTATTAAACGGTTAAAAAATGAGTTTAGATAAAAAAATAATTAGTGAGATACAAAGATATCACTTTATTAATAAGTATATAGTTGAGCAAGAGGTAACACCTGAAGCTCCATTACCTGATGAAGGTGCGGTTGCACCTCCACCACCAACAACAGATACACCCGCAACACCTGAAGTTATTGATGTTGATACAGATACAGAAGTAACAAAGATAGATGATAAAGGGAAGTCAGAAGAAGGTGGAGAAGATTCTTCAGGAGTGGAAGAACTTGAAATTACAGATCTTGTAAAATCACAAGAAGAGATTCAAAAAAAGCAAGAAGAATATTTCCAAAATCTATTTGACCACATTTCAAACTTAGAGAACAAATTAAAAGAAATGGATTCAATCGTAAATAAATTAAATTCTATTGAAAATAAGATTGAGAAATACAGAGAAAAATCTCCTCAGGAAAAGTTGGAATTAAGAAGCTATGATTCATATCCTTTTAATCAAAAGTTATCAGATTTCTTCCACGACAAAAAAGATGAAATGGAAAAGACAGGTAAACACGATTATGTTCTAACATCTGATGATGTAATAGACATTAGGGATAATGAAATTAAAGATAGTTTCGCACCACCACCCGAAGAAAATATCAAATATTAATTAACAAGGTCACTTCGGTGACCTTTTTTTATTTGACAGAAAGAAAAAATAAACTATATTTGTATTATAAATTTAACATTTTAATTAATCATTATGAGTACAACAGTAGATGCCGTATTGGCACAGTATGAGAAATCAAAAATCGGGGGCGGGGCCCAATCGAAAATGTCGCAAGACGAAAGAATGAAAAAGTATTTTGCTTTGATCCTTTCTGATAAGGAAAGTTCAGGTCAAAGGAGAATTAGAATTCTCCCAACACCAGACGGATCATCTCCTTTCAAAGAGGCTTGGTATCACGAAATCCAAGTTGGAGGTAAATGGCAAAAGTTTTATGATCCAGGAAAAAATGATAACGAGCGTTCACCATTGAACGAGGTTTATGAAGAGTTGATGTCTACAGGCAAAGACTCTGATAAAGAACTTGCAAAACAATACAAATCTCGTAAGTTCTATATCGTTAAGGTAATTGATCGTGATAACGAACAAGACGGACCCAAATTTTGGAGGTTCAAACACAACTATAAGAACGAGGGAATCCTTGATAAAATTATTCCTATTTGGAGGGCTAAAGGTGATGTTACTGATCCTGAAAAGGGTAGAGATTTGATAATTGAACTTACAAAATCTAAAACACCAAAAGGAAAAGAATACACCACTGTTTCTACCATTATGTACGACGACCCAATTCCGGTACACGAGGACAAGAATCAATCTAAAGAATGGGTTAATGATGAACTTACTTGGTTGGATGTTTATTCAAAAAAACCCGTTGAATATCTTGAGGCGATTGCTCGTGGTGAGACACCAAGATGGGATAGTGAAAAAGGTGGGTATGTTTATGGTAATGAAACAGAATCAACAACATCTGTAGGTGGTGGATTTGTAGACCCACAGGCAGATCAGGATTCAGATCCAGATCTTCCATTCTAAAAATATAATGTAGGGGGTGAAAATCCCCCTACTTTTTTTATGAAGTTTTCAGTATGAATCAACAAGAAAAATTAGACCAACAATTAAAAAAAAACCCTAAGATTACTGCGGATATTTTAAGTGAATTCGAAAACTTACAGTATTCATCAGGAAGAAAAGTTGTTGTGGGTGATATAATTCTAAATGGATTTATAAACTCTGACAGAGAATTTATAATTTTACACAAAGAAGAAATTGGGGTAATATATGAAGAAGATTATGAATATCCTGAGTTAGAGTATCCAATCTTAAGTTTGAAAAGAAAATAAAAAAATACAAAATGGCGATTAAGAAAAATGAGTTCAGTAGTATAAAGAAAAAATTCTCTACTTCTGCAAAATATAAACCACAAAGATTTTTGGATTTAGGTCCAGATTTTCTTGATGCTGTAGGTTTACCTGGTCCAGCAATAGGACACATTAATATGTTTTTGGGTCACTCAGACACAGGTAAAACAACTGCAGCGATTAAGGCTGCGGTTGATGCTCAGAAGAAAGAAATACTCCCTGTTTTTATTATTACAGAACAAAAGTGGAGTTTTGATCATGCTAAACTTATGGGGTTTCAGTGTGAGGAAGTTGTAGATAAAGAGACAGGTGAAATGGATTGGGATGGATTTTTCTTATTCAACAACAATTTTAGTTATATTGAACAAATTACTGACTATATCAATCAGTTATTAGACGCCCAAGAAAAAGGTGAGTTGAATTATAGTTTGTGTTTCATTTGGGATTCTGTGGGTTCAGTTCCCTGTAAAATGACTTACGAAGGTAAGGGAGGTAAACAACATAACGCCTCAGTACTTTCTGACAAGATAGGAATGGGAATTAATCAAAGAATTTCAGGATCAAGAAAGGCGGATACAGAGTATGAAAACACTTTGGTTATTATTAACCAACCTTGGGTTGAATTACCGGACAATCCATTTGGACAACCAAAAATTAAAGCTAAAGGTGGTGAATCTGTATGGTTGAATTCTTCTTTGGTGTTTTTATTTGGCAATCAAAAAGGTGCTGGAACTACAAAGATTACTGCAACAAAAGACAAACGTTCAGTAAAATTTGCAGTAAGAAGTAAAATATCGGTGATGAAAAATCACATCAATGGTTTGGGATTTGATGATGGTAAGATTATAGTTACACCACACGGGTTTCTTGCGGGTAAAGATTCTACTGAGGAAAAGACTTCAATAGAATCATATAAGAAAGAGTATGCAGATTATTGGAAAGATATCATTGGTAGTGAAGGTGATTTTGTTTTGACAGAAGAAAAAGAAGATTGATTGTTTAACAATAAAAATAATTTTTTATTAAAACTTTATTAGTTGATGGAGATAACCTTTTCAAAATCGGTTTTCACGGAGCAAAAGATTTCTTCGTGGGTAACAACCATATAGGAGGGGTTTATCATTTTATCAATACACTAAAAAAATTTTTAGAAGAACACAATCACGACAAAGTGATTGTTTTTTGGGATGCGGAATCGAATTCCTCTGTAAGAAAATCAATATATCCTCCTTATAAAGCTAATCGAAAAAATTCTATGAGTGAGGATGAATACTTTTCATATCTACAACAAAAGGTTAGAGTAAAACAATATTTGGAAGAAATATTTGTAAGACAAGCTGAACTTATAAATAACGAGGCAGACGACTTGATTTCATATTATTGTAAAATTGCACCCGACGAAGAAATTATAATTTTCTCGGCTGATAAAGATTTAACACAATTAATATCCGAAACAGTTACAATATATTCTCCTATTAAAAAGATTTATTTAAGGATCAACGACAAAATAAAAATAGGATCCGTAGAAATACCACATCAAAACGTTTTGATATGTAAAGTTTTTACAGGTGATAAATCAGATAATATAGAGGGCATCCAAGGGTTAGGAGAAAAAACTTTGGTTAAGTTATTCCCTGAATTGCTCGAAAAATCATGCACTATAGACGAAATACTTAATAATGCACGACTTATCAAGCAAGAAAAAACCTCAAAAGTGTTGGATAATATTTTGACAGGTAAGTCAAAAAGCGGTATACTTGGAGAACATTTATTTAATACAAACAAAAAAATTGTAGATTTACAAAATCCATTAATCACTGACGATGGAATAGAACTAATAGAACAAATCCATAAAGATACTATTGATCCAACAGATAGGGGATATAAAAACCTAATGAAGATGATGATAGAAGATGGAATGTTCAAGTACCTACCAAAGAATGATAATGAATGGGTAAATTTCTTAAAACCATTTATGAAACTTATTAGAAAAGAAAAACGTAAAATTATTAATTAAAATTATGAGAGAGCAAGACACAACAAAATTAGAATTTCTAATTACACTAAACGAAAACATCGTAGTTCAAAGATTTTTCAATGTTAGAGGATTTAATCCAAAGGCAAAAAATTCACTTGAAATTTACGAGTACGTAAAGGAGATCGTAGAGACACTTCATTATGATTTGAAAATGAAAACAGTTGTTTATATGTTGGACAACAAAGAATCAATCATACACGATCCGGCAGTAATGGAAACTTCTTT